GCAAATTGACCGAATTGCGCCCAACCATATTCAGTCGCCGCAGAGTTCCCCGCGCGATAACCTCCTCCGATGTGAACTCCGGGAAGATTTACCTCGACGTTTTTTCCGAGGAGGTTGCTTCCGTTAACATACTTGGTCAATGTCAAGTCCTGACCGACCGCAAGCATATTCCCGTTATTGCCCGCGATTGAGACTTTATTGCCGTCAACAACCGAACTTGGTGCAACGCTCAACGATGATCCAAATGTCCTCACTGGGTTGTCGATGATTGAGTTGCGGAATTGACCACCGTTGTTAAATGCCCAACACACACCATTGATTTCGTCCCAAAAATATCCATAACGCGAACAACAATCTTCACTTGGTTCGACGGGATCGCCATCTGCATTCTCAAAGTTGACCTCGCCGTTTGTGGTCACGCTCACGGGAGTTGATGCACAGTCATTCACTTGGTCAAGGAACTTAATCAACTTGACTTTTGTGCTTTCCTTAAGTCCGACTTTATAGTCACTGATTTCAAGGATTCTCCAGTAAGCATCTTGAATCCATATCTTATCGGCAAACGAAAAGGTCAATATATCATTGAGGTCAAGCGCAAAAAACGCCTCCATAATTCGACCCTCAGGTGAGTAAAGATCGTTCATATAGTTGCGCCAGTATAGGTTGAACAAATTGTTTATCGGGTTGCCGATAACCGTCGAGGCGTGAGGAGGAATCTCCGGTGCCCAGTTCAAATCGAAATCAGGGACGTCAGGATAAGCGTCGGAATAATGGTTTAAGATAGGCACTATCGTCGTCGGTGTCGCGAGATTTGTGCCGTCATTGTATAGGTTGATGTTGACACTTCCCGCGTAAAACAAGGCGCGAGGGCCGGGCGCAACGAACTCAAGAGAGTCATTATAGAAACAAGGAATCGGAGTCCCCGTGTTTGGTATTCGTGCGGCGGGTGTGCTCCTTGTCACAAGTTGAATTCGTTGGTCTCCCTTGGCAAAATCACTCGGAGGTGTTGACGGGTTGACCGTATATCCTTCGACTTGGAAATCCCCATACACGCGGTTTGCATCTTTGTAAACCTTCGAGTATGCATCTTCGCCCGCAGTATATGTGAATTGAAACTTGGCCTTTTGGATGTCGGTTGTACTCGACAAAATAATATCTTTTGAGATATCGAGTTTATCAGTCCAATCAACTACATCGCCAGTAAATAAATAATTGTTCTGCGGAACGATTGCGATTTGATTCGGGAAGATTCGACTCGGAATGATGGCGCAATTGTGCATCTTGACAACGTCGTTCACGAAATCAATCTGCCTCATATCGGGCGCATTTTGTTTGTAGTCGATAGTTGACCCGACTTGCACATCGGCGGCAATCAATTCAAAAAAAGCACCCGTTCCCAAGGCCGTCCCAAAAAAACCATAAAGACCGATAGTCGGGTTTTCAAATGTGTCAACTGGAGTCCAAGTCGGAGTTCCGCCTCCAAAGAAAACCGCCGACGCTTGGTAATATACGAACTCGACGAAAAACGTATCGCCGATTTGCAAGTCAAGATCAAAAGTTAAATCAATCGAACCGATGCTTGTTATTGGTAAGGTTGATACTGGAAAGTTGTTCCAGTATGTGGTAAACAAAGTTCCATTTTTCCAAAGTTTTGTACCGACAACAATAAAGTTTGTCGGGGGTGCACCGCCGTCGGTTGTAAATGCTTGTCTTAACCGAAAAGTAAAAGTGCCCGTTGCCGATGCCGTGTAAGTCCCATTGACTGGATTGAAATCGCTACTATTATCAAACACCTCAGTCATATTTTGATAACTTGACACACCGCTAAATCCATCATCGACCGCGAATGATGTCGATGGATATGCCGCGAAAAAATACTCGTTTGCTCCCGCTTGCGTCGCCAGTATTGGCGTGTTGCAAAAAGGCATATAGTAGTCCTCAATGATGTTTTCAATCGATGACCCAACGAGGTCGAACCCCGCTTCGGCGATGATATTTTTGAGTAGAAACCACCAACTGACTGCGGGCGTTAAGTCAGCGGGATATACTGGGTTGCTTGGGTTTAATATCGGTCGAGAATTCGCCTCTCCTCCATTACTCCAAAGTTGCGCCCGGTCACATAATGACCATATTCGGTCGGGTGTCTCGGTTGTTACATTAGCATAATTGATCACTTCATTTAATGTGTTGAGCGCGACAATATCACTTAACTTTTTTTCGCCGATTGCCCGGAACAAGTCGGGCGTCTCCGAATAGAAAGCGACTTGAACATCGATATGCCTATCGCGTTGTTTAAATACTTTCATCAAACGCAAATGACCGCGAATGATGGGCAACGAATCGACTCGAATCTCGGCGGGAATCTTTGTATTGAATAGCGTGTCGGTTGTGTTTGAACTCAAAAAGTTGACGTTTGCAACCGCTCCGAACACTTCCTGATTTCGGTCAGTCAAGGGAATGCGAAACTCGCGAGAATAACTCCCCGTCGCTCTTAATTCAGCAAGGTCGGTGAATGACCAGTTCTGCGATATCGACTCGTTTTCATAAAGGTCAACATAATAATCTTTAGTATCACCAATAATGAAATACCCCCCAGCACCTTGACGAAAATCAAAGGTGAAAGTCGTAAGGAAATTGATTCGCGTTTGACCAACCGACGGCGTGTCCTCTTGAATCGAATTGCAGAACCTTGCATTTGTGTCGCCATTGGAATTGATGAGCGTAATTGTTTGACCAACGAGGTCATCTTGACCCGCAAAAGCGTCAACAATGATTCGTTGTGACCCAACATCGCCAAGTGTTGGCGCGTTGCTCATACTTAAAATAGGAATCTCATCGCCTCTGCGGACAATCAAATGAACCTCGTTTATCATAACCAGTAATCTTGTGAAAGTGTAATCGTGAGAGTGATATTGTATTTTTTACCGCTTCGCTCTTTTTTCTCGTTGAATGCGGTGTCGGTTATCGACACGGGTGTTTGAGTGCCGTCGATGTTTATCATTTGCACCTGATTCGAGAAAAGTAAGTTTTTCAAAAATACATACTCGCCCTCTTGCAACCAGTCACTCGTTATGGTCATATTTCGCGAGACGATATTTTCACGGTCGAAAAGTTGACGGTCTGCGGGTCTAAATATCTCGGTCGAGTTACGATAGAGAACCCGGCGATATTGCTTGCGCTCGATTTGGTTATTCCATTCGTTTTTCTTTATGAAATTGAAATAGTCCCAACCGCCGCGCGAACTCACCCAACCAAGGCGAACTCGGTCAAATCGGCAATCGTATTGACCCCAAATCGAGGCATTGTAAAAACAATAAGTAATCGCCGCAAGATTCGTGCTTTCGTCAAGTATGCTAATCGTGTAATAATTCCAGTCGGGAGTATTGTCAGGATTGACGGATATTGCGCCGTCATTGCTTAGGTTTTTTGGATAGCAAGGGACGTGAACCATTCCGTTGATGACCCCGGTGTTCAATGTGAAAGTTGACAATGCTCCAGTTTCATCATAAATAGTATATCGCGCGTAGAATGGGGGATCACTTGAGGGATATTGATTTGTTGCTAATATCGAAAGCAATCCATAATCGCCATTAAAAACGGGGATATAAACGGCATCAACCGAACCAATTGCAAATGAATCGGCCATATACCACTTGTGAGTTGAGGCAACCCTATCGCTCAACGTTTGGGCGGTGTTCGTGCCAAGTGAAAAGGAATAAGGATTTTCCGTTGTTGTGACGTCGGGTCGATACCCATATGATGGCGATAGCGATGCATTAAATACTCGGAGAGATATATCTTCTCTTGCCGATTCGTTCTCGGTCATTGTCGGTGCTCCGCCTACTGGCGTAATCAACCACCATTCTTGTAATTGAACGTCATAGTCCTCAATCGCCCCTCCGATAGGTTCCTCAAAGTAATTCGTAAAGTCTTGAGAATGCCACCCATCTTGAGAATCCTCGTTGCGTAACTTGACCACACTTTGCAAGTCAAAAATCAACTTGCCGTCGATGTCGGGAGTCACTAAAAATTGAAGCACCTGACCAGTGCTTGACGCGGTTACTTTTACCCCAAATTTAAATTGTAATTCACCAGTGTTATCCGATGTTGCGATGAACATCAGTCGTTGACCTCGCGGCGTTAATGAGTATGGTTGCGATTCGATTGTAATTGCCATTATTTTATACCTTTGCCCGACTGAGTGCGGGAGTTTAACAATAAACGTTTTTCGAGTTCATTTTTCAGCAAATCAAAAAACTCATCACCTCTTGCGTCAATCTCCTCGGTGATGGCCTCGTTGAAATAATTGATTCCGACGATACCCTTGCGTCCGATACTTTGCGCGATATTCCACGATGCGGAGCGAAGACGTGACTCGGTTGTCTTAATGAACTGACCCTTTTCGTTGCGGAGTCGAATCTTGCGAATTTTCAACCAGTCATAAATCGAGTCCGATGGCGGTGCTTTGCTATTCGGCTTGCGACCGTATTCGATGACGTCGGCGTATCGCTTAGTTAACCACGACTTGGTCGTGAAATCCATCGTGTACTTATTGTTGCGAACGCGCAACTTGTACGTCAATGATTCCATTAAGTTCCCCGTAGCGACACGATTGCGACTTTTGCCGCGAATGGAGCGCATCACCTTGAGATTGCTCATTGCTCGACGAACGACCGATTCACCGAACGACTCAAGTATGTCGATATCCCTTCCTTTTGCCATTATGCAAGAGTGAGGTTGAGTTGTGTTGCCGCGATGATATACGCCTCGGTATTTGAGTCGCTACTCGCACCCCAATTGAGATAGTCATCGCCGGTGATTTGGAGTTGTCCCTCGTATATGGTGGCACCATCGACATCACATAGCGAGTATTGCAATGCCGCACGAGTTTCAAGGTCGTCATAACTGATGTATAACTTGAGGCATACCGCCGTTTTCGTTATACCATCACTCCAGATGTCAAGAGGTTGTATATTTTTCATATTATCGTGTTAATCTTACAATTGTTGCCGCCGTTGATGCCGTACTTGTGTTGTTACCCATTTGAATCGCAAGAATGATAAAGATGCTCGCGGTCGTGTTGATGGTTATGTTCGATGCGTTGACAGAACTATTGACATATGATGTCGCGTTGTTATTCGCGGTCGGTGATATGCGTAGGTTACCACTCGCACCAATAGCGGTGATGTATATGTTGCGTTGAAAACCGGTGTTACCGGTACCGACCGAGTTATTGAAAGTCGCGATTTGAGTCGCTCCGGTTAGCGATAGCGAGGTGTTCACATATACGCGATAGGTGGTCGAGGTTCCATTGGGTGTGTTGGTGTTCAATTGAGTGATGAACTCAATGAAATCATTCGCTTGCAAGGTGTTCGCCGGTATCTCGGTGCTGAATGCTATCGTGTTGGTTGTGGTGTTGACCACACTCACCCCCGTAAAGTCACGACCCAAGATGAGACTCGTTGAGATTCCCAAATCGGTCACCACTTGTGCCGGTGTGCGAGCGGTGATGGTGTTGTCGGCATTAACCCTCAAGTACGATATCGCATTCGGATTCGCCAACTTAACGAGGTTCTGACCGACCGCATTCGCATCGGTTATGCGTGCGGCGGTAAGTTGACGCAAGCGATAGAGTGATGTCGATGCATCGTAATACATATAGTCGTTATCGACCGGCGATGTCGCGACCACATCGTGTATCTCATCGAGTTCATAACCATTCTGGATGCGATATTGAATGGTTCCGTTAGTCGGTGATGTGCGCACCACCATTCCGACATATACGATGTGTTGAGGTGCGTGCGGCTTGACGCGAGTGATGTGACCGGCGGTTGTGGGTGATAGGTATACGACATCACCATCGACCAAGGTATCACTCGTAAAAGGATTGGTCGCGGTCGTGCGTGTGTCGAGGGTATTGATTTGACCCAAGGTAATGACGAAACCATTGCTATTGTTGGCGATGTCGGCGAATACGACTCCGAATGTTTGAGCACTATTCGCATCGTTGTTCGCTTGGGCATATACCGCATTCGGCAAGTTGCCGGTGCTACCGCTCAAGTATACGATGTGCCCCTTATACAAGGTCGCTCCGGTCGAATTACGCACCTCGGTTTTCATCGATTCGGCGAAATCAACGATACCATCATCATCGGTATCATATACACTCTTGAGCATATCACCGATAACCGGTGGTATTGTCGGTAGATTGTCAAGGTCATTATAGTCATTCGAGTATGCTACCGCACCGAGTTGACCATTGATGAACTCGTTGGTTGCGGCATTGAATAGCAAGGTATCATCTTGTTGAGGACTTGCGATATTGACATCGGTCAAGTCACGCAACTCGCTCGGTATAGTCGGCTTATTCAATATCTCCTCAACTCCGGTGGTCGCATTCCAATCGGCGTTAACTTGAGGAGGCACATCACCAATCGTGATGAAACCGCTATCGTTGGTGAGGTCACTTGTCGCCGTTGGTATGGTCGGCAAATTGCTCAAGTCATTGTAATCACCCGATGTCGCTACCGCCGCAAGTGAGGTGATGTCAACCTTGAGGTCGAGTGCATTTTGCAAGTCGGTTTGATTCGAGAGCAACCCACCAATCGACCCCCAAGTTGCTCCGATGTCACCGGTAGCATCGAATCGCACGCGACCATCGCCAAGGTCGGTGATGGTGATATTGGTGCCTTCGGTTAGGTCGAGAATGGTTTGGATTGCGTTATCGGTGCCATTAGTGCGCAACACTATGCTCGTGCCACCACCACCGCCCGAACCGCCCGAACCCGAACCACCCGCACTCCAATCGGCGGGAATCTCGCACGCTGACCAATCATTCGGGAATGTCATCGACAACTTGCAATTCACCCCAGTGAGCGTGTGAGTGTACTCCTCGATGAATGGTTCGATTGTCGTTCCGCCCTCAAGAGTGACCTCAGTTCCGAAGATGATGCCGCCGTTTTTAATCTCGCTGATTAAGTCCTCCGCTAATCGGATGCAATCACTCAACGATTCACGTTGATACTCGGTCGGGGTCTCCTTATCGCGAGGCAAGTCGGCAAACACGACGTCGAACTCATACGACATCGACCCGTCTCCGGGTGTCATCGATACGGGGACAACGTGCATCCAAGGATATTGGTTCTCTTGCACGATGTCGGTCACATCAATTTGACCGTGTGAAAATCGGCGAATGAGATAATGTCCCTCGGCAAACGCCTTGAACCGCTCAATCACTATATTGTAACTTGTCTTAGTAAGCATTGCTCTGCATTTTTATACGTTGTCGTTGTGTGTCGTTATAGTCTCTCAAATAACTCAGGTGCGTCATCACCTCATACACTGGTCGGTTGAGCACCGCATCGAATTTCGTGATATCTCGGTCGGCAAGTGTCTCGATG